GCAGCTACATCGCCTTGGTACTTTAGAGTCAAGGCATCTCTTAATTCTTGGTTCATGTTTCTTTTCCTAGTATTGACATTACAAACTGTTTTGTAAATGCCTCTGTGTTTAGTACTATTATAATTAATGCTGGTGCTAATACTATTGAAAAAGCAAAGCATAATGCATAGTACATCTTTTTGTGAACAACTACCAAGTTATCTGGCTCCATGTACTTTGCTATTTGATAAGCAGGGTACCAAACCGTAACTAAAGTTGTCAACGCTCCTGATATGGCAAATATGCCATACATGTATAGTAGTTCCATCTATTCTCCTCATTACTCGAACGTTACTCCATACTGTTGTAAGTGCTCGAGACTTCCTAGACTGTGGGCTAATTGATGAGAGGAGAAGCCTAGCTTCTTTCTTCCACTCCACCAGCCTATAGTCTTAATTGATTCATCATATGCGTATAAATTATAGCAATATATGCTATATAGCTTACAACCATACTTAGCTTCGTAATTTATATTACCTAAGCCTGGCATGGATTCTTGGTATTCGAGTGTGTACTCTTTACCTACAACACATGGCATATGATATTTAGAACTCCATGCGATTTCTCCTTCATGGAATTCCTCTTTAATACAAGCATCTGGTAACATTACCTCTGATGCTTTTTCGTCTCCTACGGGGCGTCTAGGTACACCTACTCTGTCAATAATTCCTTTGACAAAAGAGGATGACCTATATAGGTTCTTTGCAATATCTGTTATATTATCTCCTTCTATATAATCAGTTATTGCCCTCTGAATTTCGTGTCTTTGTGCCATCTTTCCTTTGTTTCTTGCCTTTCTATCGGCTATTCTGGCTTGTTCTACATCGAATTCTTCTATGATGTTGTTTAATCGTGTCGTATTATAACTAATACGCAACATCTCACACGCTACCTTCTTGGTAGCTCCTTCTTCGAGTGCTGTGAGTACCCTTCTGATATTTACAGCACTTAAATCTTCGTAACTTTTTGCTCTAATCCCTCTTTTTGCCATTAATCCATATCCATTGACATTTGTAACTCAAAGTCTCTGAAGTCTCTTATCTCCTTTTCTTCTTTCATACCGAGTAGCATTATTGCATAGTGTACTATTTTATAAAGGTCAGCATCGTTTCTGCCGTCCTTCTTTCCATATCTCTGTGCGTATTTAAGTATGTTTCCTATGCAAAAGCCTTCGCCATGCTCTGCATCAAATATCACTTCTGTACTCTGTATGTTTCCTTTACTATAATGTTCTTTATAGGTTTCATCTATATAGGCTTTCACTACTTTGAGTACGTGATCTTCGTGAAACTTGTACTCAGGTTTAGCTTTTTGCATTCTTTTTCTCCTTATAGTCTGCATACTTTTCCTCTAACCAATCTTTAGTATCATAGTACCTGTCAGATTGAATAATAAAACTAAATATTAGATACCATAGTATAAGACTAAGCAGATACTGCCCTACAGTTATAGGTAATAAAAATATGTCATGTAACATTATATATCCCCCGCTTCTCTATGCTCTGATCTTGCTACTTCAAACCCATTTGGGTATCTAGCTTCTAACTTATTGATGTTTTCGTCCATCACTTCGTCGGGTGTATAGCCTAGTGCTAAACAACCTTGTACCCAGTACCATAATATGTCACCGAGTTCTCTTTTCATATGAAAGCGTTCGCCCTCATTAAATTCTTTTCCTTGAAATACGACCTTCTTTAGTATCTCTGTGTACTCTCCACTTTCTGCTAACATTCCGATAGCTGAAGTTAGAGCTCTTGCTACGTTAATATCATTACAGGCTTCTAATCTAGAAGTGCTGTCAATGAATGCTAGGAAGCTTTTCGATTCCTTACTTGTTGTTGTGTCCACGAACTTTGCGTAGTCATCTATTTTGCTCAATTTAATCCTCTTTATTGTTAAATTCATTCCATCTTAGAAACTGTTTTGTTTCTAAGTCCCAAAACAACCCTTTATAGCAGTTGTCCAATTCTATTATATTTTCTGTGCTCAATGTAATCTCCCTGATTTCTTGTAATATTTTGCTACCCATAAGTCTCTCTGTTCCATAGTAAATGTACTAGGAAAACATACTGTTATTAAAGGTTTATCTTGTAATACGGTTCTCATAGTCAGCTTCCTCTTCTAGCCACCAGTCTGGCTTGTTTCTACCCTTCCAACTTGCAAAGGTTGCTTTGTCTTTATGGTAGAACTGGCGATATGACTGTACGGGATTCTCTGATTTAAGATTATCGGGCATTGCCATAACAAACTGTGTAAGTCCAGTCCTAGGTAGTTGTACGGGGTCTGGTAATCGAAGTACCACTTCCTGCACGGATTTATGTGATTTTCCATATCTATATCCATACTCGTCATTAAGTGCGAGCGCATAGCAATATAACCACTCGTAGTTGTCGAGTGATTGTCTTGCCCATATAGTACAGGGGTGATTATACATAGTAGGCAGATAAGGGAAGTCCCTAACCTTGTTAGTCTTTGCTTCTTTAATAACTTGCCATTCATGTGATTTTAATTTTCTCGGTATATGACCTAAGTACTTGTTAATCCAGTGGTTCGTACACAACATCTGTGCTGCCTCGAGAGGCATTTTTACAACATGTTTGTCTACGTGGTACTCGGCACATTTATCTATGTTATTATCTAAGATAAATATATTCATAGTAGTATTATACTAGATTTAAGTTTATAAGTCAAGAAGTATTTTGGGGAAAGGTGGGAACAGCCCCCAACGTAGGGGCTGCTATAATTTGAATGCTTCAACAAATCAGAGTGTTTTCTGTAAGATAAGATCACCTCCTTATACTCTGCGCGGTGGCGTAGTTGAAGGGTTATTTACTATTAATCTTATCCTTTGCTGTTCCAGCGTAGAGTCCGAACCAAGCTGCGCCTGCTCCTACTACTATCGAAATCAACCCTGATTGTTCAAATGATGGTGCAGGTAGTGCCATGAACCAAAGAGTACATTTATATAATAATATCATATATATACTTAAAAAGGCTCTTGGAAATAGTCTCCAAGCGTCTATCATTTGAGAGAACCATATGACTTTTTGCCAAGGATTATCTGGCTCTTTCTCATTCTCCAATTCCATGATTGTAGCTTTTAATGCTCCAATCTCAGATACCATTGCCATGAATTTATTAAGGTCTATCTCAACCTCATTGCGGCTCATGTCTCCGCTGAACTGTTCGCTAGGTTGTGCCATGCTCTATTTCTCCGCCTTATAGCAGGTCCATATTCCATAAGCCAAACCTACAAAAGCCGCGATTTTTGCTAAGCCCCCAAAACAAATTACCATTAGAGAGCCTATAATAATTACTGCTCCGTCCCATGATGTTCGTTCTGAAACTCTTGCCTTAGCCCATGCTACCCATGCTTTTACTTGTTCCATTTTTTGCTCCTTCGATTTGCTCTTGCAAATCCTCGATCTCTAGTTCTAATCTAGTTATCTCACTTATATTGTTGCATACTTTGAGTTGTTTCTCCAAAATTGCAACACCCTTGGTTAAGTTATTAACCAATATTTTGTTACCTGTGGTCATTTAAAGTCTTTAATCCACTTATTAGCGGGATCTTCTTTGTCCAGAGGTGTTATATCTGTTCCGTATATCGTTAGTGTCTTGCGCTTGAAGCTCCCTTTTTTAAGAGCCTTATCAAGCCAATCGCGGGGGTGCCCATCCTTTTCAGGATCGCACTCTACTGTAATTTCTATTTTATATGTTTGTTGGGTATCAGCCATTTGATTTCTCCTTTTTAGGTGGCATAGTTACTTTTCGATAATACACTACTACATCTTTCATCTCAGTAATGTATCGTTTTAGTTCTTGCATATTACCTGCCATTACTTCGTAATCAGGAACTGACATGGCTAGAAATATTATTTCGCCTTCTTGTTCTGTTATTTCTGCTAAAAACTGGTCTAAGTTAGCTGCTGTTACTGCGAACCACTTTGGGTCTGTTAAGTCTATCTCTCTAGGCATAACAGGTTGAACGATTACTCGTTCTAGTGCTTTAGTAACTACTTCTACTTGTTTGGTTTTACCGCCCAGCAGACTGCAACTGGAGACCATCATCGAGATTATCAACAGTATCAGTAAGTTTTTCGATGTCCTCGAATATATGTTTTGTTCCATTATTTATTTTCCTTTGCATTTCTACTGGGTCTTCCAGTATCTTTGCTGCTAATTTGTAATTCTTTATAAAGTTAGAGTACCTATTAAGTTCTCTCTGGGCTGCTTGACTTGCTACAGTTTGAGCTTGTAAAGCATCTGTTTGCAAAGTAAAGTCTTGCTGTAAAGACTCTATTGCTTCTTTCTGAGTTGCTACGGCACCTTCTAAGAGCATGTTATTAGTAGTAAGAGTTTGATTTTCTCCATATAACCACCAACAGGCTAAGCCTAGTAGTACTAGCATTCCTATTAAAAATTGATTCATAATTCTTCTACTCTCCAGTTAAGCCCTTCCGCTCCACTAATCTCTACGAGGTCTCCCTCATGTGTTTTAAACTTTAAAAATTTAGGGGTTTTCTTGTAAAACTTCTTTACTATATACTCTTGGTCATCTGAGTCGCCCCAAGTGTCATTATAACTAACCTTTAGTGTATATCTAGGAAAGAACTTAGATACTAACCAAAGCCAAAAAGCTTTTAGTTTAGCTACTATCCTTTTTCCCACAGGTCTGCCTCTGCTTGTCTACGTGTTGTTAAACCTGCAAGCACTCTACCTGCCGCTTTGTTCCATCTGAGCATTTCTGACGGAACGGAGTCGTTATCTCCTGTGTTTAATTTTTTCAGAAGTGTACTACTTTGTAAGTTTCCTACTCCTAAGTTATAAGTCCATGATGCCAATGCATCAAACTCATTTTGTGAGAGTTCTACGTCAACTACACTTAGTACTTGCTCTCCGAACTCTATTAATTCTTCTTCTAAATCTCTTGTTGCTTGGGGCATAGAAGTTATATCCCCTTCTTTTACATTTTTTGTACGACCATATCCTATAGTCCATACGTTTGCTGGGCATAGATAAGCGACGGCTTTGAAACCCTCAAAATGTTTTACCATATCTATACAATCTTTACTTGGTGTCATGTGTTAAATCCTACTGAGGTGCCGCATCCACAGGCACTCTGTTCATTTGGGTTATGTATTTCAAACCCTGTTTCTACTAATGTCTCTTTCCAGTCTATTATAGTTCCCATAAGAAAACCCATACTATTAGTATCTATAACTATAGCATTGTCAAATACGTGATCATCTGGATTTGTTGTTGTTGCGATATCCCAGTTATATTGATAACCATTGCAACCGCCACCAGAAAGAGAAAGGCGAAGGAAATCCTTCCCTAGCCTTTCTGTAATGATTTTCTTTGCTAATTCTGTTATTGTTATCATAAGTTTATAACTATAAAAGACCTAGTTATCTTAACTAGTATAAGCCACAAATGAGAGGAATCCGTATAGCCCTATTACTGCTGGTAATAAGTATAAGGACAACCCTAAGTTGCGTCTAATAAGTCTCAACGTTTTCAAAGAATCACCACTTGTAATTCTATGTAACACTTATTTTCTCCTGTGTGTCTAGGCGTTTATACGCCTCCGTTAATCGATATCTATATTTTTTGGTCTTTTTTCTTCTGGTATCTCTACATGAAGGTCGACAGTTAAAATTCCGTCAACAAAAGAGGCTTTATCTACTACTACATCTTCTGATATAGTGAATGCTCTTTTGAAGGCTTTTCTTGTTATCCCCCTGTGTAGATATGACTCGTCTGCCACATCTTTTAGATTCTTTTCTCCACGTATTTCGAGTCTACCTTCGATTCTTTCAATCGCTATATTCTCTTTCTTGTAACCCGCAAGAGCTATCTCTATTTGATAGTTCTCTCCGCTCTTTGTTACGTTAAAACGTGGATACGAATTATCTTCGTATGTAGGCATTGAAGCGAACCTCTCGAAAAAACGATCTGCTCCAATCCATGACCTTTGAAGGTCGTGTATTGTTGGTACTTGTATTACCATTATATTCTCCTGTGTCCCCCTTTCGGATGACGCTTTGAGACCCTTTCGGCATCTCAGTTATTAAAAATTCCCATGTGCTGACTAATTCTCATCTTCATTGCAAAGAAGTGAGCACATTTTCAATCCCGCCCCCTACTGATAGTAGTACTTGAATAAGTCCAGTTAAAAACTGAACTTTTCATTCTTATATTATACTAAAAAATTTAACTCCTGTCAAGAACTAAATTTTTAGTCCTCATCATCTAATTTTATAATGCCCTCTTCGTGAAAAAAGCTTATTGTATCATGCACTCCTGTTGAGATGCCTATTTGGTATGATGTATACGCACAGCCCATAAGAACCATCATATACATTAAAAATTCGATTTCATTTGCCATATTTTTTTCTCCTAAGATGTAATTATAGCAAAAAATGCAACCAATGTCAAGAATTAATTTCCACTTAATAGAAAATAGTTCTTGACATTAAAAGTGTTTCTCTGTTATAATATAGGTAAATGAGAAATAGATGAGAAATAAGTTAAAAAATCCCCGCTGGACAGAGAAAGAGGACTTACTTCTAAAAAGAGACTATGGAATGCACTCAGTGCGAGAAATAGCTGCACTACTAAATCGTAGTGAAGATGCGGTCAAGGGGAGAGTAAGGCGATTACGCCAAAAGGGGTGGAGTTTTGACTCTACTCGGAGATAGTAACCATGAAACCAATGAAAGACAATGTACTGGAATTCACAGGCGAATATTATACAACAATGAAAAGAAGCAAGGAATTAAATGAGGAACTTTCAGTCTTGCTTATAACAGAATTACAGAAAAAAGGAATCAACACAGACGACCCGCAATGTATCCTCGATTTAGCGTGGGTGGTCAAGTTTATTCAAGTCACACTCGATAATCAACTAGGCATAGCCAATGATTTAGGGAGACTTATGAGAAATATAACAAAACAAGATAATGAGGCACACCTAAATTGACATCAGTAACCGTTGACAGAGGTCGTTTCGACCAAGCACTTCGCAAGTGGAAAAGAAAAGTAGATGATACTGGAAAGCTCCAAGAGGTACGAGAACGTCAACATTTTACTAAGAGATCAGACAAACTTCGCAAAAAGAAAGCAGCTGGAACAATCCGCTGTAAACAAAAGCAAAGAAAAGCAGGCTTACAGCCTTTACCACGATGGCTAAAATGAGATTTAAAATAAGAAAGAAAACTCCGCAACACGGTAAGACCAAAACACATCGAGATGCGACTAAGTATGACCGAAAGAATCCAGATCTAAGATGCAATATCAATGATCTCGGTATTCCTATATGAGCCTTTGGACTAAAGGATTAGCTATCCTACTCTTAAGTATGCCAGGACTATGTCAGGCTGCGTTGGAAGATTGGCACCCAATTAATGAAACACTATTTAAATCATACGTAGTGCT